GTGTAGAAAAGATATTACACACTCTTAAAAGTTTAAAGAAGATTTGGGCAAGAAAATAACGTCAAAATGGATCAACTGAAAAACAATCTCTGCCGAAGTCGAAGATCGTCATAGTGTTTATCATAGATATCCTTTATTGCGTCAACACTTTCTCTAGATATACCGTGAGCAACATAATAAGCTCTGCCACGGATCTTAAGGTTGTTAACAAAATAAATTACATAATCCAAGTCTCCAATTACGCGCCTTAAGTAATAAGACCTAGAACTCAATGAGGGAATAGTATCTCTAAATGCTTTTGTATTGTCGAATAACCAGTTCTCCACGAAGAGAGAGTCGACAGTCTTTTCATAAAGAATGGGATCTAGATGAGGGAGTATCCTGTCTCCAAGCTCAGAACTGATAAATTCCATTTTTGAAGAGTTTGGCAAAGAGAAATACGTAGAATCATTGTGCATATCAATCATTAAAGAGGTTGTGGTCTTGATACTACCATAACTTCTAATATAATGAGGGCTGCAAGAGCACTTATAGTATGCAAGGAAAGAACTAATAAGGCTTTTAGTTTTAGAGTCGTTTATTAAAGTACTGGTTTGGGAAAATAAGAAATTAATCATCCCTGAGTACGTTCTATACTTTTTAGCAGGACATGATATGCGGGTGAGTATACTATGTAGAGGAGTAGTTGGAACGCAATAATCCGATGAATCCCAGTAAAAACAAGTTTTAAGGAATTCGATAGATTCATCAGGGTCATTGTTAATCGGTGCCCCAAAATATCTAATAGTTATCTCCATGTCCAATTTACGCTTCACCTTATCGGTAAAATGATCAACGTCGAAGTGTCTGGGAGTTTTGTTAAGGAAGATCATACCATCGTCCCCAGATACGTCGTATTGATACTCGTATTCGCTAAAACGTCTATAATGGTGCAAAATGTCTTCAAGGAGAAGACAGTTAGCGAATGAATTAATTAAAGATGTCCAAACTGAACCACTGGGGGTTCCGCTTTTTACTAGATAACACCTACCATCACCCTGTACGACGTACTTATGTAAATAACCAGAACAAAAGTAGCCGAACATATTATCGACTAAGGTAGACTTAGGAAATAGACCCCTAACAAGACCAAAAGCGCAGACAATCTTATCTGCGCTTAGGGTTGAGTCATACTTCTTCCAGTCGAGTTCAATGCTGAAGGGGTAGAGCTTAGCATTATTTAGATTAAAGTGGTAGCCAAAGTGTGAGTTGCTTCTACCTAGTTTGATTGGGGTAGTACTTAGGTTAAAGACGAGCCTATCAACAAGCTCAGCCCAAGGCTTCGCAATAAGGTACTCCACAAAATCTTGCATCATAACGATCCTAGAACCAAGGTAATCGCCAGCTTCTTTTGAGTCATTGCGCTTTTCTCTGTCTCCACAAGTGTAAACAGACCAGTTAGGAGAGGGTTGTTTAGAAACTCTACTAAAAAGTTTTAAAGCGGTAACTGCACAATCTAACCAACCAAACTTCTTAGAACCATGGAAAACACCACTTTCACCACCGGAAGATGCTGAAGGGCGTATTGGAGTAAAGAATATGGCAGCAGGACTCGGTATGTTTAATTCAAAGAAACTGGAGAACCTATTAATGACCCTTGGAATGCATCCAATGGTGCGCTTAAACTTCAGAGTCTTCTTATAATCTTTACGAGAGAAGTTCGCAAAATGTGGAAGTGAACCTGAAAAACCTCCTTTGAATACTATATCTTCACACAAGTCTTTCTTTCCACAACCATCGGGTACGTACTTTGACATAAAATATTCAATAGTTTTTATGTCAGGTCCATACGTCTTAACAGGAATCTTGCCTGAACGTAGGGGAGCTTTAGAATGGTACTCAACAGTCCTACCAGGAGAAGTGTTAATATAACTACTTTTAGCGACAGCTTTATTCATTGAAGAGTTATCAGGATGATCCGAAGGGTAAACGTAATTACGCTTAGGGAAACCCCAAAAACCCATGATTAACTTTTGATATGAAGTCCAAGAAAAGATCATTTTGGAAACATAACGTTCAAAAGGCACAGCCACGCTACAAGTATGTGAGTTAAAGAGGGAAGACTTAGCAATGGCAGAATAATAATCAGTTCTGTCTGATTGCCAAGGCTTTCTTTTATGAAAAGAGTTAATATTACTTGAATAAAATTTTACCCAATCAACAGACTTATTTTCCCAATTATTATTTACTTGCCTGTTAAGAAAGACTCAACTTTGAAGTTTATCTTATCAGCTTTATATAAAGAAACGCACTCTCTTTGAAGTTTATTTAAGACATCTAAGAGAGCTCTTTTCTTGGAAACGTTCGTTGGGTCAGCTTCAAAAGAAGCTTGTTCTGCAGTTCCATAGTTCAAGGGAAGGTCTGAAACAGTGAGAGAGACAATCTTTGTTAACTCAGTTGAAAAGTTTGAAAGCCATTTATCAAATTCGTTTTGGTTGTGGCGCTTCTCAGCAAGAGGAACTTTAAGTATGTAATCTTTCTTAGATGTGTATAGGCCCCACTTACTTTTAGCCTTAGCTATAGTATTTTGATTTTCAAGATTCTCTTGAAAGTCTTCAACGGATATACCAATATCACCGACTTGTTGAGTTAATTCTCGAGAAAATTGAACGGAAACTGAAATAGCTTCCATGAAGCCCCTGTATTTCTTATTGGATAAAAGTTTCTTAAGTAAAGTAATCTTATCTTTGAAAACAGATTTCGTTTTTGAAGCATCGATAGGTTTAATCATTGTCTCAAATGTCTGTTCTGTAACACCGTTACGTAACAGTTGAGAACGAACATAATTTAAGATTTCACATGAATTCTTCTCGTTACTAACAAGATTCTGGGATGGATCTGCAGCCATGGGGACTACGTCAACAAGAGTACCGGAAAATGGTTGGAGTTTAGTCAACCAGAAAAGGCATTCATCCGAACGAAACTCATCATCTGTTGAAACACTCTCAATAACAGGGTCAAACGAGGTCGATCCAATAAAAGAGCTTAAGCAAGTGAGAGTGCGCGCACTCAATGAAAAATTTAAGAAAGGAGTAGTGAATCTGATCATATTTTTACTATCACGTATAATTCAATACCAGGGTTTGCGTTGATTAGACGCAAACCAGGTATTCTCGGCTTTACGCTTTGAGCCAAGAAAATTAATAATCAAAATGAGATGGACAGAAAATAAAGATGAAGTTGAAGAAAGATCGCTTAGAAGATAGCATCGCAGTAACCCAATGATGTAGAATTCGACACTGGACCGAGAACGTAGTTAGAAACTAATTTCACGGAAGAACGAATTAAGGGCGAATATCTCTGGTAACAGATCTTTGCAGAGCTGTAAGTGATTTTAATCCCGATTAAGGAAGAAGCACCACATAAAAGAGAACACCAAACAGGTTCTTTATCGAAATTCTCCATACACCAGGCACAGCCCGCAACTACGCCAGTCTTCACAGCATAACCAATTACTGTCATGATGTTTGACCTCGATGAAATAAGAATTTTCCCCCATAGGAACTATTATTAAACTGAGTCCATAAGTTAATACGGAAACTCAGTGACTATGTCGATGGGATACCACTGCAATTAAACAGT